AGAGACCGAACGACGGAGCGGTGAACGGGATAACGTCACGCCCGATCAGGAATCGTCCGCGGCTCATACCCGCTCACCTCCTCTCTGTACGTCGATCACTGACTAGGAACCGCAGGCGAACGTACGGGCGCCGATCTCGCCGGAACCGCACAGGTCGACAGTGACAACGCGGGACTCGTGGCCGGGCTTCAAGAGTGCGTAGCACTCTTCAGCCCATGCCGCGGTGTGGTCGTTCGTGGCGTTCAGCGTCGAGTCACGGGTGACACCGAGATCGAGTGACATGCCGTTGGCGCGAACGAACGTGCCTGGCGCGAAGACCATGTAGTCCATCGTCGCAGGCCAATCGGTCGCCGGAGTCGCCTGTCCCGGCTCGCCTTCGTCGCGAACCTGCCAGTCCCCAACGAACTGCACACGAGCGCCGCGCAGGTTGAACCAGTCGGCAATCATGCCGTCCGTGACGCCGAAGACTTCGATGCCGTCGCGATTCGACAGGTCATAGCGGATGACCGCGCGCGCCCAGCGGGGAAGTACGACTTCGAGCACCGCGTCAGCGCACATCGAGTACTTCTCGCGGTAGTCCCAGATGCTCAGTTCGATGGAAGCGAGCAGCGCGGACGTGGTCGCACCGATCAGACCGGTGTGGTCGACCTGCACTGATGCGGAGATGGCATCGCCAGAGCCGCCACCATTGAGCATGAGATCGATCAGGCGCGCGTTCGTGGTCTTCGCGCGGATCGCCATGACCAGGCGCAGCCAGTTCGCGATCAGCTCGGGGTATGCGTAGTCGATCAGGTTGCCCGCGGTGACACAGAAGCCGTCACAGTCGGCGCGACGGTCGACGAAGGTGGGGCATTCGACGCGAACACAGGGCTTGAAGACCGATGCCGAGTCCACAGCGTCGATGTCGTCCTGTTCGGTCCACGTCCAGACGATGTCCGGATTATCCGCGACGTCGCCGAAGCTCGGGCTCGTCGGGTACTGGACGCCACCGCGGTTGAGGCCGACCGTGGGGAGGTCGATCATGCCATCTTCGCAGACGATGTTGAAGAAGTCGTAAGAGATCTCCGAAGGCGCGCACCATCCGCCAGCAGCGGTCAGGATTTCGACGTCTGCCGCAGCGGTGAGGACTTCGTTCATCTGCTTCGGCGTTGCGTTGTTGTCGAGCGTGAACGTGAATTCACGCTGCAGCGATGCGACGGGATAGATGTTCGGGTTGCCGGTACGCGAGACCGGGAGCATCTTCGCGCGCGCGTGCATGGCCTTGGTGAGGTCGTAGATGTTCTCCACGCGCCCACCCTGCGTGAAGCCGGGAACGTCGGCAGAGGCGACGATGACCGCCTCTGAGCGCTCTTCATGGACTCCCGCGTCAGGCGCGTACTTGGCGATCTCGCCCAAGCGCAGACGCTTGTTCAGGTCACCATCGGGCTTCAGCCACGCGTCAGCGAACGGGCGTACCGCTGCGTTGACTGCGGTTGCGATCGATGCCGTCAGCACTTCGTTCGACGTGGCGGAGACAAGTTCTTTCGCCTCTTCCTGTGCGCCTTCGTCGGAACCGTCGCTGTCGTCGCCGTGCTCGCCGTCTTCAGACGCGTTGGCCTCTGCGCTTGCGGCCGGTCGGATGGAGTTCTTCAGCTCGGCGGCTTCCTTGTCGCGCGCTTCGCGTTCGCTGTTGCGCGTGTCAAGGGTGGTCTGTACCGCCTGCAGCTGTGTGCCGACCTTCTTCAGGTTGGCAAGCTGCTCTTCCGTGAGGCCCGTTCCGTCGCCGAATTCGGCATCGAACGTCTTATCCAGCTGGGCTTTCAGCGCGGACAGCTCGGCGTCGTTCAGCTCCGCCAGCCGAGCGTTCAGCTCTTCGGTGCCCTCTGGCAGGTCGAATCCCGCCTTGTTGTCCTTAGGCATGTCATCCCTCTATGTGTTTGGGTCGATACGCGGATTCTACATCGAATCATAGGATGATCCCCGTAAAATCCTTGGAATCGACGGTGTTATTTCTGTGTCGTGGTCGCGTTGACAGTCGGGACCGACTGCTTCGACGCGGAAGTTTTCACGCCTCCGCGCTGACGAGCGATTGCGGCTTGCTGTTCGGTGTTGAAGTAGTTGACAACACCTTTCTTCTTTCCGCAGTTGCACCCCATGTCATGCCCCCTTTCGGGTGGATCGGATTTCGTCTGCAAGCTGACGCACCTGTGTTGCCAGGTCACGCCCGACCGATGCGGCAATGCGATCCGCTACCGCCTTCGATCCGAAAACAGCTGATTCGGTGTGGTTGCGCTTCCCGAACCGCAGCGGCACACCGACATGTGCGAGCGCCCCCGCTTTGATGCCCATGCTCGAATACGATCGCTTCGGGAAGCCGGGAACCGGGACCAGGAGCGCAGCCGACAGCTCACGCTTGCCCGGTCGTTCGCGGTGTGGACCCCAATCCCCCGAGAGCTGACACGCCATCATTCGGCGTACCTGGTCGGCGGAGACGTCGGGCAGCACTGCTCCGGCGATCCACACGCCGCGCGAGTTCTCTCCGACACGGACGGTCGCGACGACTGAGCACGAGTTGTCATAGTGCTCTCGGCGAGCCGCGCCTTTGACGCGCGAGGACATCGGCGCGTGCCCGCAATCCATGGTGATCGGGCCGGTTGCGATGCGCTGGTAACTGCCACGCCCGTCGTCGGCGAGCGTGACGCGGTTCATCCAGATCCCGTAGTCGACGTTCCCCATGGGCACTTCAACACGCTTGTCCCGGAAGCCCCGGTGTGCCACATGCTTCGGTGCGAGGTACCCGAAGATCTGGCCGTCATCAGTCACCGTGATCGCACCGATATCGGGCTCGTCTTCCGGCTCCTCGAACCAGGAGACGGGCGGGAGGTCGGGAATCTCCATGACGAACGACGCTGCCGTGACCACATCCTCGTCAGGCACCATGGCCGCAGCGGGCTCGGCTAGCGGCGCGTCCAGGTACAGCCGCGCCTCAGTGAATGCGGGAACGTCCACTAGGTCGACTGCACGGATACGCGCACCTGCAGTGACAATCTCGCGCTCGAACATCATGCATGCGTCGTCGAACTCGTCCGAGTCAGCGTCGCAGCCTTCGGGGAACTGGTACTCCACCGACAGCCCCGGCCCGTCAGGGTCTTCATCGACAAGCACGGACACGCCCGCCAGCGTCCCCGGATTGTCGCGCGTCCCCATCTGCTGCGCCGCTTCCATGCCGCGCGGAGCGTGCAGGTCGATCACACCGTGTGCGAACAGCTGCCCGTTGTCGAGTCGTTCGATCGAGTCGAGCCGCCCCACGCGCGCGACGTTGTCAGCGCCCCCCGGTCCGTGTCCACGCTCGAACTGATAGCCGAGCGGGATCTCAAGCGACGCGGTCTCGCCGACCGGCGACCACGAGATAGAGCCGGTGTTGAACATCCGGCGATCCCCAGTCGAGCGGCCTTCGACTACAACCGGCCCCGACACGGCGATGTACCGGCCGTCAGCAGACGTCGACTCGCCTTCGGCTTCGGCAGCGCTCAGCGCAGCAATCTGCGCCTGCGCGTCTTCGCGCGTGGTGTGGCAGCCTTCAAGCTCGTTGTCTTCGTCTTTGACTACGGCGAATTCTCCCGCGTCGCAGCGAGAATCCCCTTCAACGATCGACCAGGGCATTACTTCATCCTCTTGATAAGCGGCGGCAACCATCGCGCCGAGCGGGACATACGTGTTCTCTCCGCCGAATGCGACACGAAGACGATCGAACGTAACAGCGCCGGTTCGCTCCACCACTTGGTCGAACAGTTCGGATCCCGTGGTGTAGGCAAGACAGACATGCGGAATCCACGGGGTGTGATTCTCCACCACGGCAGGGATTTCCAAGTTCGCTTGCATCTTGTCGAGCTGCGTCCACACATCGGTGTGGACCCCTTCGAGCGCGTCTCCACCGACACCGAGCACCCAGCACGGATCGTCGCCACCAGGGTTCCAATGGTTGACCCCGAACGCATCGCCTTCGACAGCGCCGCTCGGTAGATCGAATTCGAGGCTTGACAGCCCGGCGATCAACGCTTGCTGCTGTTCCGGTGTCCAGTCGGCGGCTTCGCCGAGATAGGCGAGCGTCAAGTGCAGCTCTGCCGCATCCTCATACCCGTCGATAGCCAGCCGCTGCGCGTCCGCTTCGCTCGGCGCCAGCGCGATCATCGCTCCGGTGTGCTCGCCGTCATCGCTGGCCGCGGTCAGCGTGATCGTTGCGCCCATACGCTCTGGCTCCAGCGCGTCAACGTCGATGACCGTGATCGACGTGCAGCGGCAGTTGATCACCTCACCGGATGGCCCTGAAGGGTCGCCAGGGAACGCCAACGAGGCACCCCCGACTCTGAACGGATCATTGAGCCCTACCGTTTGGCCGTCCGCGGTGTGGTGTGTCGGACGCGTCCGCTCGTCGTTGGCCGCCTGCCAGCGCTTGCGGATCGCTCCGACCACACCGAAGGCAGCGTCAACCCGCTGCACTGTCTGCATGCTGACCGCATTGCGCGCGCCGTGGCTCTCGGTTCGAGCGATCACGCGCGCACGTGGAGCCGTCACCCCGGCTGCTTCCTGCACGCGGGCAGCGATCTTCGGAATCGACTCACCTGCGTCGAGCCCTTCGGCGATGGCGGTTCGCGCGTTGAACCACAGCTCATTCCCGATGCCAACGAGCCGGTTCTCAGCCTGCTGGAGATACCGCTGCGTGTCGAGTGGTTCATCCAGGAACGGCAGATCGAAGTCAAGAGCGTTCACCAGCGCAGTAGCGGTCTCCCGTCCCGCTTCCGCCATGGAGTTGTTCAGGAACGGCAAGAGCACGGCTGCGACGTAGGCGCCCCACAAGGCGTTGATCCGGTCGACGTCGGCAGGCGTGACCTCTTCAATATCGTCACGTGTCAGCCCCGCTTCGGCCAACGCCTGGTCAATGACCTGATCGAGCCCTTGCTCCACCAGATCAGCGAACGCTTCGGTAGCGGCTTCGATCTCAGCAAGCGAGAGCGGTTCGAGTTCAGCCACGGGCGCTCATCTCCAAGATCTGAGCGGCAACGTCGCTGACGTCGGTCTGCGGCTCTGTCGGATCAGCCGTAACCGTCTCGATTTCGGCAGCGTCTTCGGTCGCAACGACTTCGGTCGTGGTGCTGCGCAGGCGCAGCAGCTCTACGAGGCGGTCAAGTTCGACTTGGTCCGGCTGGTCGGACTCGGAGAACCCGAGTTCACGCAGCAGCGCCACGCCGGTCATCTCCAGGCGGTCATATGCCTGGAGCGCCTGGTCTGAACGGTCCGGGCGCATGACGATCTCAGAGGGGTCATACCAGATGACCGGGCGCCCGCCCGCGGGCCCGCGCAGTTCGCGGCCTTCGGCGAGTAGCGTCGGGTACAGGAATCCTTCCGTGAAGGCGTGGCAGATCATCTCCGTGTCCGGCGCGATGTGCACTTTGATGCCGGATTCTTCGATCTGAGCCGCGCCCCAATGGTTGAGTTCCCCGAGTCCCGTCAGCTGCTCGGCGGGAATGTCGAGCGCTGTTGCCAAGCGCGTCACCGCCGCGTTCCGCTGGTCGAGCATCCGTTCAGAGAACGGGTTGGACAGGTCAACGACTTCAATCAGGTCTTTCACCTTGATGTCGGAATCGCCCAGGTCAGCACCGATCGGAATCTTGATCGTCGCTTCAGCGCTGGTCGGATCTTTGATGCCTTTCGCACCGACATCAACGAGAACTTGCGCGAACGGGTCGACCGATTCAGCGCTGACCGGTGTGGGCAGCGCGGGGAAGCTGAGCTTGCCGCGGTCGTAGATGATGACGCCGTTCGCGGCCATGCGCGAGATCGTCTCGGCGATGATGCGCCGGTTGATGAGGTCGAGTTCTTTCATCGCCCCGAGCGCGTACGCCGCGCGCGACGTCGCGCGCCATCCCCAACGAGGGTGCGGGCGCCAGAAGCGGACGACCAGCGAGTCTTCAGGAAGCTCTTCCCACGCGCGGGTGTTCTCGCCGACTTTGATCTGATACGCGCCTTGGCGAATACGCAGCTCGTCGGCACTGTAAACCTTCCAGGTGCGGTCCCCAAAGGGGTCTTCGACACCGCACAGCCAGCCTTCGCCGGGCACGTTCAGATGGATCGCGGTCTCAGCGAGGATCTGCGACTGTCCACCGATGCCCCCCGCGAACTCGGCGACAAGTTCGGCGATCGGACCTTCAGTGATCGGGATCGGTTCATCCCCTCCAGGGATGAACTCCGCAGCGATCAGCCGGACGCGGCTGATCGCGTTCGCCTTCCAGTTGACGGCAGCGGAGAACTCCTCTAGCCGTTGGTAGTAGTCCCACAACTGATCTTGCTCGGAGGTGTACTCGGGATCGTGCATCCGGCGTGGGGGGATGACGGCAGCCGACGCCGTCAGGCTGTTGAACGCCGGAAGCCCCATGGAATCCCCTAGTCGTCGTCTACCATCCCGATCAATCCGATAGCGGTTGACGATGCCAACCATACAAGTACCGGGTAATCAAGTCCGTACGCCAACGATACTAGCAGTGTTGCCGCGCCTGAAACCCAGAATCCAAGGCACCACGCACACGAGAGCAGATAGGCGATCCTCGAATTGAAGGTGTCCGACTCGATCGCATCGAACTCTTCGGGTGAACCCGGCCGGGTGTGCCTGCGAATCCATCTGACTTCAAGCCATTCGCGGAGCCGATCGAAGACCGGCGCTGCAATCGCGTCTTTCGCGACGAAGCGGGTTACGCGGTAGCTCGCCAGCGCCAGCAGTACAAGCAACACCCAATCAGGCATCGGCGTCGTCATCCTTCGGGGCCTTGCGCGGCCAAGTCTTGATCGTCGTCAACACGAGCGCACCGAACGGGATGGACGCTCCCAGGAGCGCTTCCCACAGCGCGATCTCTTTGGCTTCGGCACCGACGTAGAACGCGAACAGCGCCAGTACCGCCAAGCCGAAGCCGTAAATGGTTGCCCGTGGTCCGCTCATTCCTCGCACCTCATCTCTTGCACGTCTTTCTGTACGTTGTTGACCTGGCCTTGCAGGCTTGTCATGTGCGCGGCCAGCTCGTTCAACTTCTCGTCAGCCTTGATCTGGTGTTCGTCGATCCTGTCAAGCCGTTCCACCAGTCCGGGGCGCTCTTCCGGGTCACCGCTGTAGCGGGCCGGGCGTCCAACAACCACATCGCCCACAGCGATCCACCTCCGTAGCGGTGTCCAGAGTTTCCCGAGAATGCCCGCACCTGCGAGGAGCGTGGTAGCGACTGCGATAGCCGCCCACGTCTCCGCACTGAAATCCGGCGCGTTCATTCGCCCAGCAGGTCCGTCCAGGTGTAGCGTCCTACAACGCCATCACCTTTGCCGCTGCGGACAGAGTTCTTGGTGTTGTGGTCCTGCTGGAACCGGCGAACCGCGCGCGTCGTCTTCGGCCCGAACTGGTCATCAATCGCCGAATCCTTGTACCCGGCTGCCACCAGCAGCCCTTGCACACGCCCGACGTCGTCGCCGCGCGCGCCTTCACGGAGCGTGGGAAGTGCCATGATCAGATCCTTTGTCCAGTCGGTTGCGGGCTTAGCAGGTGTGGGCTTGGGTTTCGGGGCGGTCGTGCCTTCGAAGAACGGCCGGAAGTATCCGACCTTGTCGCGGTGCTCAGAATCGCGGTACCACGACCAGTGCCCGTGTGTCTCGTGCGGGTCGCCTTCGGCGCGCTTAGTGACATCCCCGTCATAGAAGTCCCAGCGGTAGGCGCGGCCATCCGCGGCAGGGCCGATCACCTCGCGCAGATCCGGCATGCGACCGGCGCGGGCTTCGGCCACGGTGAAGGCCACCAGCTCGACGAGCCGGGTGAAGTTGCCGATGTCGTTGGCGCTGGCCGCGTTCGAGAGCCCCGCGCGGTCGCGCGGCGTCTCGGCGGAGTAGTCGCCAGGCTTCAGGCGATCCTTGCCCAAGTGGTAGCCGTAGGTGTGGTTCTTGTCCCCGATGATCCCGAGCGATACCGCGCGAAGCCCGGTGTGCAGCTGCACGTACTCGCGCAGCTCCAGCAAGCTGTTCGGTGCGTAACTCATCATCCGAATGTAGCATGATGGTTTCGTACCGTAGTGCAAAAACGCACAGTGAAGCCCCGGACTTTCGGGCAGTCCGGGGCTGAAAACGGATGAGACTACGCGGCTCGAACGTACCGCCCGGCCGCACGCAGCGCGTCATTCGCGATGCGTGAGGCGAGGCCTTTCGCGACCGACAACGCGCCGGGAACCGCGGCGAAGGTGCCGTAGGCCACTCGGGTGAGGTCGGGGCGGTTGGCAATGAGGATGTTCGCTGACCAGTACAGACGCCCCGCCAGTTCGTACACTTCGACGTACACGCGGCCGCGCTCGTCTTCGGCGATGCGCTTGCGCCAGACCTTGCGCTCTTCGCCGGTCCAGTCGTTGCGGTAAGTGTGCTCGTACCAGTTCATCATCTCGTCCTCTCGTCGTTGGTCCCTCAACTCTATCGCCCAGGCACCAGCGTCGCACTAGAGGAATCATACAAAAGATTTCCCCAAATCTTGTAAGATCGAGGCTCGCCAGCACACAGGAGCGATTATATAATTGGGGGACCGGCGAGCGCCGGAGACGACAACGACGAAGGACACATCATGACCGCTGTGCAGCTGCTCAACACCGCCACCGTTCGACGCAACATCGCCCGTCACCAGGCCGACACGACGGTCATGCAGTGGTGGGAGCGCCAGATGCGCTACCTGGCCGCCCGCTTGAACACCCGCGTGATCGAGGTTCCGGGGCGTCCCGGGGTCTTCGTTCCTGAGATCTTCGTGTCGCTGTACTAGACTGTGCGAGACAGCGGTACACGAGCCCGGACCACCAGGTCCGGGCTCATCTGCGTTCGAGGCTCGTCGGCAGCGTGACCGGCAGACCTGGAATGACCGGCCCTCCGTAGATCGATGCGGCCGGAGTACGGGTGCCGTTCATCAAGTCGGCAGCGGCGAACGTCGACCGGGAGTCGGACACGGGCGGAATCCACAAACCGTCGAAGAACGCGAGTAGAATCGCATCTGCGATGTCAGGGCTGCGCCCAAGCCGTTCTTTCACGTCAGCCTTGGGCTCAATGAGGATCTGCCCGTTCTTCTCCACATACCGCGGCATCGTCAACTCAGCGATAGCGTCATCATCCAAGGCTGCTAGCGACCACGCGCCGTCACGGGACAGCTCGCGTCCGTGCCACCAGGCTTCGGCACGGATGTTGTAGAACCGCTTCGGAAAGTTCGAGCGGTTCGAGAACTTGACGCCTTCGATCGCTACCCCGTCGTCGCGAAGCAGCTTGCGCAGATGCCCGGCAAGGCCCCAACCGACGCCGATCGTGTCGACGTTGACACGCGTCAGGCGCCAGCGCCGGATGGTTCCAGCGAGCCGTTCGGCAGCCTCTTCAGGATCACGCTCCTGGAACGTCTCTATGCGGCCTACCGCGTCGTTGACACGCTCCACTAGGACGGTCCGGTCTTCACCGCCTCCGACGTCCAGGCCACCGATGCGGATCGGATCGGGATCGTAGGCGGGTTCGAGGTAGCGGCATTCCGCAGCGTGCCGCTCGGAGATGACGCGCCACGGGTCATCGGCGCCGGTCGGGAACTGTCCGAGCACTTTCGCCTGATAGAGCGCGCTCTCTTCGCCCCAGCCGCGCTTGCGGTCAGCGGCCCACACCGGCGAGATCAGGTAATCCAGCAGCTCTTCGGGGACTTGCTCACCGGTTACCGCAGGGGTGTGCATGATGCCGATGTGCACCACGTTGTACGGGCTGTCACTCTTGCAGGCGGTCGCCAGCGGTGAGTGCGGAAGGTCGGGGTTGCCGATCGCGAGGATGCGGGAATGCTCGTTAGAGGCGATCGACTCCGCGGCTTCCCAGATCTTCGGGTGGACGCCGGATGCCTCGTCCAGGATCACGAGCACGTAACGGGAGTGCACACCCTGGAAGGCCGCTTCGTTGTCTTTCGACGTGGTGCGCCCGTACGCTACGAGTTCTTCGCCACCCGCTGTGTTCGGGATGTACCACTCTGTCAAATTCATGCGCCCGAATAGATTCGCTTTGCCGTGCAACCGGCCGATCTCGCGCCACAGGAGTGCCTTCACCTGCGGGGCGGTCGGTGCCGTCGTGACGACGAACGCCTCTCCCGGCTTGTGCGATGCGATCCACCACGCAGCCGTCACGGCTGCAGTGAACGTCTTGCCGACGTTGTGACAGCTGTGCACCGCGGTGCGCGGGTTGTCGCGTACCGATTCGATCACTTCGCGCTGCTTCGACCACAAGAACACGTCGGCTTCAGCACTCGCCCAACGCACCGGATCAGCGCTGTAGTCGATGCTGGCGCGTTCGGCATCATCGAGTGCAGCGATGATCTCGGAGGCGAGATCAGGTGTGTCAGGCGAGAGCATGTGCCCATTGTCGCACGACAAGCAGCCGCCCGAAGGCGGCTGCTCACGCTTCGACGTCTAAGACCTCATGTGCCGTCGCGCGTACACCTTCCGCTTGACGCTCGGCTTGCGCTGGTGCGCGTCATGCCATGCCTTCACCTCCTCGTACAGGAAGACGTACCGGGCACGTCGCCCCATGGTCTGCCGCCACTCGGGGGTTGATTCGATGCGCAGCCGAAGCAACGCCGGGTTGGCCCCTCTGTGGTTGATGTTCAGCATGTGCAGAACGTATTCGCGTGAGTACCCGAAGTAGTCGGCGATGTCGGTGGCGTCCAAGAGATCGCCGTCTTCGTAGACGATCGTCATGTACATGTCGTGTCCTCTTTCGTCGTTGCGGCTGCTAGAAGGTCTTAGCCGCGTGCACCCGCGGCGGCTGCTGCGTGTCGCCGACGCGACGCGCCAAGGTGTTGGTGATGGACAGGCGCCGAGCCGCGGGGGCAGGCACGATCTCAGGCATGATCAGCGCGTTGTCAAGCCACGCGTAGTCCACGCCATCGTACGAGTCGAAGACGGCTTCCTGGCTCTTCGGCGCGCGCCAGCCTAGGAAGATGCCTGTAACGACGCCAGCTCCCACAAGGGCCAGCGGCCCGAATACCAACAGAATCAACATTTCAGTACTCCATCAAGTAAGTGGCGATGGCGATCAACGACAACGCTGAGGCCATCATGACGGCACCGACAACGAGCAGCACCGGACCGAGATAGCGCCACATTACGACTTCACAGCCTCCGTCTTGGGTTCGGACTCAGGACCGAAGAAGTCGTCTGCCGTCTCCTGACGCCGAGCGTCCGCGGCGTTGATCATCTCCAAGGCCAGCGATTCCAGTTCTGGCAGCGCCGCGCGGATGCGCTGCGCAGCCACGAGCACCGCCTGAGCAGTGTCGGCGCGCTGCGCCATGATGTTGACGCCATCGCTGATGATCGTCAACGCGCCGATGTCGCTTTCTTCCTTGTACTCCTGCAGCTGCGGTACCAGTTTGACGATGGTCGCGGCGGCTGACTGCATGGTGGCAGCCTGGTCGATCAAGGTGGGTTCAGTGAACATTGTCTACTCTCCTAGAGGAATATGAGGGCTCCGCCGATGTACACGGCTGCGATGATGACCGCCAGCGCCAACGAGAAGGCCACACCGGCGACGATCTCTCGCGCCACGTCGGCAGCGGTCAGACGCGCCCGGTCGCGGTGCGCGCGGCTCTGGTACATGGCTGTGGAGCCATAGCGCCGTAGGCGTTTGGGGCGCCTGGTGATGGTCATGGTGGTCATTGTTTCACCTTCGGGGTGTAGGGCACCGCCGAAGCGGTGCCCGAACCGGCTAGAACTGCTTGACGGTTTCGATGGCGTTCAGGTACACCCCGAGCTTGACCGCCCACGCCTTGACCGCCTTAGCGGCGGTTCTGGCACGAATGGTCATGCCCGAGTCGGACACGAGCACGAACCGCCCGCGCTGGCGGGAGATGGAAGCAACGTTGATGGCACTGGTGTCCAGGTTGACGTATGCCGAGCCGGGAGCGTCACGAGTGATCATGGCCCTCACAGTGCGCCCGACGTCATCGGACTTCCGCGACTCGCGCACCTGCTCGGCGAAGCGCTCCTGAGCGCCGTCGTCAATCTCGTCGACGGAGAACCGCAGTGCGACGAAAGAAGCGATCTCGGGATCGCTCAGCGCCTCCACGAGTTCGGCTTTCTTCATGGTGGAGCGGCCGGAGACGCCGAACGAGGCGGCAATCTTGCGAAGCTCGGAAACGGTCAGCTGGTTGAGGTTCTGGTTGAGGTTCATCGTCTCGCCTTTCGTCTGTTCGTCGTTGATGAGACCAATATACATCATAGTTCAGGGACCCCGCAAGGGGGTCCCCGGTTTTCTGTTTTCGCAGGTCAAGCGCCGATTCCACGCGGCTGATGCGCCACGCAGCGCCGAACCTGCTGTGCGGCAGGCCGGTAGCAGCCGCTCACGCGGCAGACCCCGTACTCGTCGCACAGCGTCTCGTACTCGTCCCGACGTACCGCGGCGGTATCGGCGAGCACCGCGGCCAGATCGGAGCCTTCCGGCTCGCCTTCGGCGATCTGGCGTGCCTCGCGCCAGTCAGCTTGTGCGCGGGCGATGCGCGCCTTCTTCCCTACCTTCGGTGCGGGTTTCGGCGCCGCAGCCTTGCGCGGCGTTGGTGTCTTGTGTCGCGAGCCCATGTCATCCTTTCGTCGCAGCCGTCGTTCACGCCAGCCTACCAGGATCGGTATCGATGCAGGTCAGACCCTGAGTTGCGGCGCCGGGAAGCATGGTGTATATTGTAATCATGCGTCGCTGAAGCGAAGCGTTCGGATACTTCAGGTTCGAATCCTAAACACAGCTGCCTTCGGGCTCGCCGTGATTGGCAAATGACCGGATGCGTCTGGATCTCAGCGACACAGCTTCTGTTCGAAGCGAAGTCAAGCGGTTACTTCCACTACCAATTTCAGTGGACGCGGTAAGCACCTGACTGCACTCGGGGAGTAGCTTCCGGTAACGTCCGTTTCCGCTGGCGATGTGATCTCGAACAGCTACAGACTCGGCGTCTCGAAGCGAAAGCTTCGGATACTTCACATTTGGGATGCGATCCGTTCCCGAAGCTGTCCTGATCTCGGGGCGCCACAAGATTTTGCATCTCCCGATGCGAAGCGCGCGGCTACTTCATCATCTTTTGCAAAGATGTGGCTTGAAAACCACAACCGCGCGCACATCGATCACGGGAGGTCTACAACTCCAGAGCAGCGCGCGAAGCGCAGGTTACGGATACTTCGCCTTTTAAGCGGGTTGTCGCGGGTTCGAATCCCGCCCCGGACTTCGGTCCGGGTAGCTCAGCGGCAGAGCACCTAACGTTCCCGTTACCGCCTTGACCTCGCGCGCTGCTCTTCGAGTGTGGTCCTCCCACAAGAAGAGAGGACATCAGACAATGACGCGTTTCAACAAGCCGGTCCGCACCGGCCGTACCTCGCCGATCACGTCCAACCCTGAGGCAGGGCTGTCGACGTTCGAAGGCGCACAGGGCCACAAGCGTGATGCGAAAGGCGAACTCTTCGTGCTCGCCGCTGGCCGCTTCTTCGGGGAGAAAACCTTTTACGAGACCCCCGACGCGGGCGCTCAGCGCTTCATCTCGCTGATCGGCGAGACCACGCAGGCAGACGCGCCGTGGACGGCGCGGTTCCTGCAGTGGCTGCGCTCCGAAGCCAACATCCGTACCGCGGCAGTCGTCGGGGCTGTCGAGTACGTGCGCGCCGCGAAGGCGATGTCGGACAACGATTGGTACTCGCAGTTCAACAAGCTGAACCACGCGGAGCGCTCGGCCATGCAGTCGCGTTCCGTGGTGCGTTCGGTGCTTCAGCGCGCCGACGAGCCCGGCGAAATGCTCGCCTACTTCATCTCGCGCTACGGACGCAGCGTGCCGATCGCGATCAAGCGCGGCATCGCTGACGCGATCGTCGGACACGGCACTGACCGGAAGGCACTGTACTCGGAATACTCACTGCTCAAGTACGACACACCTTCGCACGGCTTCCGCTTCGGCGACGTGATCGAGCTGGTGCACCCCACGGGTGAGCACCCCGACGTGAAAGGAACCGCGCTCGGCGCGCTGCTGGGGTACGCCATCGACCGACGTCACGGACGCGACACCGACCCTGGTGAACTGGGACTCGGCATGATCCGACGCAATGCTGCGCTACGGAGCGTTGCCTACACCGATCCTCGATTCCTGCTCGACACCGAAGGGCTGAAAGAAGCCGGACTCACCTGGGAAGACGCGCTCTCACTCGCTGGTCCGGGAGTGGACAAGGCGAAGCTGTGGGAAGCGCTGATCGACGCTGACGCGCTCGGCTACATGGCGTTGATCCGCAACCTGCGGAACTTCGACGAAGCCGGAATCTCAGTCCCGCACGCGCGCCGAGTGGTCGACATGATCGCCGATCCCGCTCGGGTGAAGCGCTCGCGTCAGCTGCCGTTCCGGTTCTTGTCGGCCTACCACGCCGCGCCTTCGGACCGGTACAAGCAGGCGTTGAACGATGCCTTGGACGTCTCGGTCCAGAACATCCCCGAGCTGCCCGGACGCACCCTGGTGCTGGTCGACACGTCCGGTTCCATGTCGTGGTCGAACCTCTCGGACCGCTCGTCGGTCCGCCTGGTCGATGCCGCGGCGCTGTTCGGTGTGGCGCTGGCGCAGCGTTGCAAGGAGGTCGAGCTGATCGGCTTCGCAACCGGTCAATTCCGGTACGAGCTGACGAAGGGCGCTTCGGTGCTGCGTGAAGTCGAAGGCTTCGCGCGCAACGTCGGCAAAGTCGGTTCGGGTACGCAGATCGCTGCCGCGATCGGGAACACCTACGCCGGACACGATCGCGTCGTCGTCTTCACGGACATGCAGACGATGGGGAGCACGCGTTACGGCTACCGCAACGGCGACGTCTCGGGTTCGGTTCCGGCGAACATCCCGCTGTATGCGTGGAACCTCGCCGGTTACGAAGCGTCGATGATGCCGACCGGGTCGGGCAACCGGCACGAGTTCGGCGGATTCTCCGACTCGGCGTTCAGCATCATGCAGACGCTCGAAGCCGGGGCGTCCGGGAGCTGGCCGTTCTAGCCTGCTAGACTGGCAGCAGTCTCCCAAGGCTATGCAAGGGGTCGACCCTTCGGGGTCGGCCCCGACAACATGACGAAAGGAAGAGCAATGACCATTGAGCACATCGTCAAGCTATGGACCGAATTGCTTACGGATGGTGACCAGAAGCACACGTTCGAGTGCGATGCCGAAGGCTGCGGTTGGGCGATCCGCACCGACGAAGCAACCCACGCCGGAGCGCAGGTCGCAGCCCTGCAGCACCAAGAGCTGATGCAGCTTCGCGAAGACAAGACCGAGCTGATCGAAGCGCTGAACAAGGCTGACGCCAAGTACGAAGACTGTTCGTCTAAGCTCTCTGGGCTGCGCCGCGCCTACGATCACGCCTGTGCGCAGCGCGACAAGTACCAGCGGCGTACCACCGAGTGGCGCAGCGCTGCGCTGAACAACCGATTCCGGCAAGACGTCGACTGGCTGATCAGTGAAGTGGGCTGGCCCCACGTGCAGGAATGCGACCACGACGAAGGCGAGTGCTACGTCTGCGACGGCGTGAAAGAGATCAAAGAGCGCATGAAGGTGATCGACGATGACAGCTGAGCGCGTCAATATCCGCATGGATTCCTCCTCGTGGAACCAGATTTGCCGGGACCTCGAAAAGTTCTACGGCATCGACGTCGAAGAAACTGAGATCTGGGAATCCGTCGAGATACAGCGTGGTGATGGGGCCTGGTACTCACCAGCCGAAGCATGGGGAAACGACGATGACGATGCTTGAGTGCCCGTTCTGCGAGATCATCATGGGCATCGCTCGTGCTGAAACCGTGCTCTGGGACAATGACAACGATGTTGTGTTCTTCCGGCCGCTCAACCCCGTGGCGCCTGGGCACCTCCTCGCAGTGCCTTACCGGCATGTAACCGATTTCGCCGAGTCGCCCGACGTCACCGAATCGGTCATGCGGGCCTGTGCCGAATTCGTGCGACCAGGAGACTGGAACCTCATCACCTCGAAAGGCCGATCAGCCACGCAAACCATTTTCCACCTCCATGTACACCTCATCCCGCGCAGCGCCGGAGACGGCTTGACGCTTCCGTGGACAGGACAGGAAACCACCGATGACGCAACGTGAACAGCGCCGGATCGATTCGAAGCCTGCGGACGGCAACCCGATTGAACGCGAAGTGATCCGCGATGTTGCCAACCCTTACGCGAAAGGCAACACGCATCCGAGGAGGGACGAGACGACATGACCGGCGAGGAGGAGAACAACGATGCATCGTAAGATTCGACGATTCCTCGTTGACCGCGCCCGCGAGTTGATCATGATGGAAGACGGGGAGCATATCTACCTGTCGACCAGTTGCCTCCATGACGAGCACAGGCATTGCCGCTCGGCGGTCAACGTCGAAGGTGGCCCGAAAGAGCCGGGAACCTGCAAGTTCTGTCCGGCACGGTGCATCTGTCAGTGCCACGAGAAGGGGGACGACGATGACGAAGCCGCATCCGCTGGGTGAGCACACGGTCTATCTCGGCGAGACGCATGACCTTCCGCTGTCGCACCAAGGTGGGGAGTGCCCGACCGGCGAATGCCATAGATACGGCTCTCACTGCGGGCGCTGCGGCGGCTGCTCAGGCTACCGAGGGCACTACTGGGGTTGGTGCAGCGTGACCAAAGACCACAGCGAATTTCACTTCTGCTGTCCCGACGATTGTGAGCTGGTGAACGACGATGCGTGATCGTTGCGTTGAAGGTACCTGCAATTGCAAACCGCGCGAGCCGCGGCCGCGGGAACAGCCACCGAAGCCGATCATTCCTGCACCGAAACGAAAGGATCAAGACAATGACAACTGACACGACGACCGCCACGCCCGACCGCGAACCTGAGCCGGATGGAGACGCCAGCACCGGAGCGGAATCGATCCCCTCCGATGCCGAGATCGTGGCGCGCTTCATGGAGGAGCAAGAGCACTACGCGGGCGCGCTCAAGGCGATCGACGCAGACAACGACGCCGAGTACTGGCGCCTGACCGGCAACCTGGAAGCCCGCCACGCGCTGCAGACGCGTCTTGAGACGGCCCGACAGGCGCGCATCGACGCCTTCCGCGAAGCGGTCGACAAGGTAGGGGAAGCGTTCCGGGACTTCGGGAGCGCGCTCCGCGAAAAGCTCATGGGGCTGGTCGACCCGCCGAAGGACGACGACGACCCCGACCAGTCCGGGGACATGGACGGGCGCTAAACTGGAGACCGCATCATCTACGGGAGCCGCCTCTCCTCCGTGAGGCGGCTTTCGTTTCGGGGTGTGGTGTTACCGTGAACCATACAAACAATCTCGCGATTATTTGTATCATAGTTACTGGACAGCGCCCCCGAACCGCGATAGGCTTCAGGGACAAGCACGACGACGACGACGAGACGACAGGATGAAACGATGAAGCTCGAAGACGCCGAAAACCTCGCGCTCACACTCATGGAAGACAACGGGGTCGGAACCTGGTCGTTCCGCTTCGACAACGCGAAGCGCCGTTGCGGCGCGTGCTTCTACCAGCGCCGCACGATCACGCTGTCGCGGCACTTCGTCACGATGAACGACGAGGCGGAGGTGCGCGACACCGTGCTGCACGAGATCGCGCACGCGTTCGCCGGATCGCGCGCCGGGCACGGCACGCACTGGCAGATGTGGGCGATCCGGCTCGGCGCGCGGCCGGAGCGATGCGGTGTCGACGTGGTGATGCCTGAAGGCGGCATCGAAGGCGTGTGCGATCCAGACTGCACGGCCCGCCACGTCCGACACCGGATGCCTCCGAAGCGTCTGATCGACGCGTATCAGTGCAACCGATGCCGCATGACGATCACATGGGTGATCGTGAAGTAAACGCAGCGTGATTCGGGCACGTTGGGGCGCGCATCCGGCGCCTGGTAGACTGGCGCCAACGATCGACAATCGACGACAGATGATGAAAGGACGAAAGTCATGAAGAAGAATGAGATCGAAGCCGGAGCGGTGCTCGGGTATCAGCGACGCGCTGGCTGGCATCCGGTTCCCGCCATGGTGCTGGACGCGGGCCAGCTGTGGACGGAGGAATACAGCCGGTACAACAACACGTACACCTACACGCCGAGCCCGGCCGCGTCGCGCCCCCAATGGGGCAAACGCTTCATCAGCGGCTTCCGCGATTCAACCGGCTACCTCGCAGTCATCTCGTACCACGTCGAATATGACGAGACCGGGCAGCGCGAGGCGATCGCCGAGATGCGTACGCTCACGGGACGCCTGGAAGGATCGGAGCTGACGAATGCGAGTGTCGCCGAACTGGACAGGCAGATGCCGGACGGCTTGACGCTGACCGTCGTCAACAACCGCCACCTCGTCGGAGCGTGGGATGACGCCGTTACCGCTCGGAAGGCCGAAGACGAGCGGAAGCGCCGGGAGAACGAGGCGCGCAGGCGCCTGGGGGAATGGCGCCGGGATGCGTTTGCGGCACTCGACGAGGCCGCGTGCGCACATGCGCAGGCGGGGACAGCTGCGATCGTGCTCCGGCATGAAGGCGAAGGCCGCGTGTCGATGACGTACGAGACGCTGGCGCGCATCGTCGGAACCGAGCTGCCGCCGCGTCCGACCGACAACGAAGAGGGGTAGCAGGGATGCGAGCATGGATCATGAACCAAGACCCGACGAACGGGCAGAAGCCGAAACCGTCCGGGGGCAAGTGAGAGGCAGGAAGCCAGGATGAACGTACAAGGCCAATGCGCCTACTGCAACGGTGACCACGCCGCGGATGCGTGCCCGAACGGGAAAGGGGTTCGCTGATGCCGCTGTGGCACAACCGCAGGCCGGTCGAAACCGAGCCGGAAGCCTCCCTTGACCGCAAAGGCAGGCGGGACGCGCGTCGAGACATCCCCGCCGCCTCGTGGCTCCGTTACGAGGCCACCTACCGAGCGGACCTCGCCCGTATCGCCGACCGCTGACCGCGCGGGCCCCCGATCCCCAGGCAAGAGGGTCGGTGGCCGGTGCTATGCTGGTGGGGCAGCGGAGAAGACGACCGACGAAAGGAAGAAGGATGAGCCGCAGGGACAAGAGCCGCAAAGGCGTCTTCGGGAAAGTGCTGAAAGGCATCCGCTCGAATGTCGAGCTGACACCGGCCCAGCAGGCCGCGGAGGAGAAGCGCGCGAAGCAGCTGGAGAAGGATCGGAAAGCGATTGCCGAGAGTGCTCGGCGCGCCCGGCTCGACCGGGCGAATCGTGAACTCGAACAGCGGAACGTGGCTGAGATGAAGCGCCGGTACGAGGAAGAGAAGCGGCGCCAGGAAGGACGCTGACGCGGGCAGGCAGGGGGAGCCCCGGCCTTTGCGGGTCGGGGCTTTTATGTTAAAGTTGCAGGACACAGACGAAAGGACGACACGATGGCTTTCAAGTACGAGTGCAGCAACAGCGAGAACGCGGCTGCCGGGGCTCGCGGGTTCCACAAGAAAGGGAACGGCAAGCCACGCGCTAAGCGGTGTTCGTACTGCGGCAGCACGTTCTACGTCGAAGAAGGCCAGTGGGGCGTGTTCGTGTGGGACGGACGCGGTGACTACCGGCGCGACGACGCCGTGAAACTCTTCGAGTCCCCGAAGAAGGCCGAAGAGCTGGTGTACTCCGAAACCGGGGTAGAAAACAACTACTGCGTGCGCTGGGTCTACAGCGCGCACGTGTGACGAAAGGACGACATGATGAAGACTTCCCACCCCATCACAGACGCACGCGGCAAGACCGTGCACCTCTCGGCACTCGGCTTCAAGCCGCTGTGCAAGCCGGGAACGAAGATCGTGTTCCACGCGACGCTGATCGGCGTCAACGGGACGAAGCTCTGCCCGGTGTGCGCCGAGCGCGACATGCGAGCGCAGTTCGACGCGGCCGGACTCAGCGGCGGACCGATCGAAGAGAACGGAGAGCGATGATGCGCATCGTGACGGCCATGCGTCACCAGAGTTGTAGCCGGTGCTCCGAGCTGCAAACACAACTACTGCTTGTCGCCCGCGAGAGCGGCCTCATCAGTGCGAAGATCTCGGAAGGCCGGTGGCCGTTCAACCACTGGGCGAAGACTGTCGGAAGGATCGAACGATGAAGTACACGCAGTTCAAGGTGATCGCCGAACGCGAAGACGGCACGTACGCGAAGTTCACGATCCACGACCAAGAAGACACCCCGCGTCCTGAGCGCGGTACCACGCATGACGACGCCTTCAACGCCGAGACGGACTTGTACAACCGGCTGGTGCGGCTCTACCAGGGAGAAAACAGCCGATGAAGAGCTTCAAGGTTGAGATTTGGGTGGTCACCTCGTATCACCTCACGATCGAAGCAGAAAGCGCCGACGCCGCCGAGAACGCGGTGCATTCGACGCTGCAAGAGATGAGCGCCGAAGACGCCGGAGCGGCGTACGGGGATATCTGGCAAGACGTGATGAGCGCGGAGGAACTGTAATGGCGAAGAAGCAGAGCTTCCCGACGCTGCAAGTGCTCTTCGAGCCGTGGCCTGCGTCCGCAGGGGCGGACCGCGAGGGGTACGGGGCGTTCGCCGGGCAGTACCTGCTCGACGCGCTCGAACCGTCCGGCGAGTTCAAGGTGCGCGGGTTCCGCGCCGTCGTTGCCGGGTGCACAACGTGCAGGCGTTCGCCGCTCGACGACAAGGTGCACTATCCGAACCTGAACGACCTCGCGCCGGACAAGCCGAAGCGTCGGTGCCCGCAGTGGAAGCGGGTGGAAGCGATCGTGAAGGCGTTCGGCGGGTGGAAGCGGGTGCACTACGTCGAGCTAGCCGAGCACGAAGGGCTGCGCTGGCAGTCGATTCCGCAGCGCCGTCGCGACGTCGTCAAGTGCGAGGTGTGTGGCGGGACCGGACACGGCCCGTTCGAACCGGACCGGCCGGATGGGCGCCTGTACGGGCCTTGCGCCGGTGGGTGCGCGTCATACACGTACGGCGGACGCGGGGAGCTGCAGGTGGTGTACGAAGGGCCACTGAGGCCCGATCGGCACGGCATGGCCGAAACGGCGCGGCGTATGCGCTGAGGCCGGGGGCCCCGCCTTCGGGTGGGGCTCTCCCCTGGTGTATGATCGACTGAGACGAAACGATGAGAGGACGGGCAATGCAGACTGAGTACATCAAGGCGCGTGAGCTGCGAATCGGCGATCGCATCCAGATGCGCCATGAAACGTACACGCAGATCCTGGGCGTGGTCGATGTTCATACGTTCACGCAGACCGCGCAGGGGCGCTCTGAGGCTGTCGTGGTCGTGGCCCGCGGCAGCTACTCGCCGAGCTGGCACGTGTTCGATGCTGATCGAACGATGGCGATCGTCCCGCGCTCATAGCGCTGGAAGCCCTACCTTCGGGTAGGGCTTTCTCTTTGCCCGCGCTGGCAAACGCTGTCAGTCGTTCATGTGCCGCGCCACGCACGCGTTCGCGTGCAGCATGGCGTTGTCGACGTCCGTGAGCGCGAGCGACTTCTCGCGGCTCTCAGGCAGCACCTCGTTGAGCCACGTGGCCAGCTCGCGAGTGCGCTCCCGCACCTGCTCGTGCAGGCTCACGATGGCCGCGGTGGTGGGGGCGTGGTAGGCGTGGCGCTGGGCCAGCTCTGCAGGGTCAACCATCCCCCGAGGCTACCACACAGCGATTTTCTGGAAAGATTCTCGCCGAATCGAGGTGCGGACCTGGGAGGCGATTTTCCAGAAATATTTTCCAGAAATCGGTGTGGACAGTCGGACACAGCGCGTGGCGAATCTTTTCGGAAAATTTCGGTCCGGTTGGAGTAGCGAAGCCGACACAGAATTCTGAGAAATATTTCCTGAAATTTCTGTCGCGAGTCGGAATGAGTGCGTGGCGAAATTTTCTGAAAAATTCTGGCCGGAGCGGAGCCGGAGCGTCGACACAAAATTCTGAGAAATATTTCCTGAAATTTCTGTTGACGGTTGGAATGAGAGCGGAGAGAAATTTTTCTAAAAATTTCCCAATCATCCGGTTCGACCGGTCGACACAATTTTCTGGGGAATTTTTCCCGAAAATCCGATTGAAGCCTTGTGCCTCGTTTTCGGCATAATTTTCCTGAAAAATCCCTGTCCGTGTCGTGAAGGATGGGAGCACGAATTTTGCGTAAATTTTCCATCGAACATCTGTGCTTCGATAACGGAACGGTAACGGTGCCCTGAGCTGGGGCGGGATCACTCACGAGAAGTCCTGTTCCCACAAGTAATGTTTCTTTACAGTTGCTCCGCACGCGCTGGCCGCCGCGCACGCGGGGTTTGGCGCCTGTGAAAGTTGAGCGGCCTCGACTCAACTTTGCAAAGTTGAGCGTGGGAGGCTCAAGAAAGTTGAGTCCGGTCGACTCAGGTTTACTAAACTTGAGTCACCCCGACTCAAGTTCGCCCCGCTCCCGGACCACGGGGTTCAAACCCGCGTGCCGTGCGCTCAGCTCGCGTCCCACATCCGCCAGCGCCGCGCGCAGCTCCTCATGAGCCGCTGCGCGCTGCACATCGCTCATTCCGGCCGCTGAGAGCGCCCGAGACAGCACGTCAGCGATCATCCGCGCCTCAGCCCGCACCGACTCGATGTAGCGCTCTGAGAGGCCAGCAGCGACCGCGCCCCGAGCCACAGCCGCGCCGTGCGAGCGCTCCTCGCGCTCCAACTTGACCCATTCCCGCAGCTCGCGGCTCGCCGCGTTGCGGGCTTTGGCAAACCCCGCAGTGTCATCCCACTCCGCTTCCTGCATCGCGAGCTGTCGCTCAGCTTCGGCCTCCACCTCCACCCGCGCCTGAATCCACTCCACCCGATACGCTGACCTGCGGATTTCCGCCAGCATCGCATCCCACGGGCTCACCTGAAGCTCGCCGGAGTACGGCACCTGGCTTCGAAGTCGACTCGCCATCTCGCTTCCTCTCTCTGCGGGGTTTGCGGGCTCTGCGGGGTTTAAACCCCGGCTCTTTTTACTTTTCAAAAACTGACGGCAAAATGTCCGTTTTGACTGCTACTTTATCGATAAACCTTCAATTTTTCACTACATCTAAAGAATTAAACCCCGTAAACCCCGTAGTAGTTGAGTATATTACCAGGTCACAACAAAAATTCGGCACTTGACCTTGCGGGGTTTGCGCGGGGTTAAGCCCTTCCAAGCTAAACCCCGCATTTTGAGAGCCAAACCCCGCAATCTGCGGCTATACCCCGCAACCGGCGCGGGGTTAACCCCGTAACCCCGTAACCCCGTAACCCCGCGCGCTTCCCGACCCGCCACAGCCGGATCTTCACCCTGCGGTCTTCCCCGGCTCCCGCCAACGTGTAGCTGCCCACCCACTTGCCGTCGCGGTTCAGCGCCCAACGACCCAACGACTTGGTAAACCCGGGCGTAGCCCAGCCGGTCCACTTCGCAGCCAGGGACCCAGGCAGCAGCTCAGGATCGATCTTGCCCGCGGCGATGGCATCCGACACTTCGGCCATGCGCCACGCCCGATCGGCGAACACGTCGTGGAT